GCTCTATGTATCGGATCTTTATTGATCCCGATACTAGAGTCTTCTTTTTTGCATAAAGCCGCATATATTTGTTTATATTCGCTTTGCGTACGAATTTGCTATGATAATCTCATTCTTCTACTCAAAGTGAGTAGAAGGCAGTTTTTATCGTTTATAGCAAGTTTGTTTCGTGAGTGAAACCCAACTTTTATTATGCCTTATTGCATAGTGTACATCAGGAATTTAATTATTATTTCCTGGTGAGCCAATACCCATACTATTTTTATAGTATGTGAATCGCCAAATAAGAACCTACGTTAGTCTTGCGTAGTGTCATGTCAGTACTTTTGACGTGATGATAAGATATTACTAGTTTAGTCTGAACTTAGTAATTACCGACTAAGACATTGATTTACTTATCGAATTTAGTCTGAAGAGGATTAGTCACCCTCTCATGATTTCTTTATTTCGATTAGTACCCTTCGGGGATTTAAGTTTACTTTTTTCCAGAGTAACTTATCTTAAGATAGTGGATACCCGTGTTTTTAACACAAACGGTGGAATAACAGCGCATCGTATTTAAGCTACGGCAACTTAACTGTAAAGACATCCTTTGGATACCATATAGTGTATGGGGGACATTAAGACCCTACACTTAAAGGCTTTGGATGCCTAACCAGCAAGTGGTGTGTAACAACACTCTTCGAGCCCCTATTTAGGGGTGTGGCTTGGACCACAAAAAACCTTATTCCCTCCCGGAGCAGCATAACGAGCAGCGACCGGTGAATCAACTAAATACGTTACAAATTCTTTTTCAACTTTATATAATAAAATACCCCTACCCGTAAATGGCTGGATGGCCGACTCTGGAATTTATTTTCAGAGCTCCCTGCAATTTTTGCAAGATTTGGTTCCCGAGATTTCTCCCGAACTATTTGTGAATTTGCAGAGCGTAACTTCTCCTATATTGAATGTCTTATTTCATTTAGGATGGAAATTGTATGGAGAACTCCGCTTTAAACCCGGACGTTTGGTGTCTCTTTTGATATCAATCTACAATTTCTATTGTACTACTATTGAAGCTCAATCTTGGACCCGGCTCGGAGTCGGATTTCTCGATATGATGAATTCAATTTTTTCATTTGATGGTGTCCCTGAACTGTACCAACTGGTCAGTCGCACCGTCATGCAATACTTTAGTTCTTTGAAAAAGTATTTTCTTCGTCCTGAATCAGCCGAAAAAGTTCTCAAAAATTTTTGGGATCTGATCGACTTGAAGGACGAGCGTTCTTTCCTGAATATCTTTTGGGAATTAACATCAGTTATGGGCACTTGTGTCTATCTGTATGAATTTGGACGCACTTCGCTATCATTTACTAGCATTGAATCTTCTGTAAACATGATCAACAAACATTTGTTGGATCCTGCAGGGGAAATTCGTATTCGTACGAAGAAAGCTAGTGAGTGTATAGCTCGAATCATCGACTTTTTCGTAATCAATTTTGCACACATTGTCCGAGGTGATTTCACATTAATTTCGTGGAGTCTACCCCGCACTTTGCAATTTGAGAACGAATATGCCGATTTTGTCAAAACTTATCAGCATTATCAGGAGAATCCATTGCATTTGGAAGCTATCAATAAAACGGTAGTTAATCTCCGTGATGAGGCTGGTGCTTTAATCCGCACTGCTAACTTGGAGATTGTTAAATCAACCCAGGGTGCAGTCAAAGCTGCAATGGTGCGATATTTGAAAGAACTTAACACAATTCATATCGCCCTGACAGAATCATTGAACCCGAATAACATGAAAGCTCAACCTATGTGTGTGGTCCTTGTTGGACCGCCTGGTTGTGGCAAATCTTCCATCTCGACTAACATTGGGAAGAAGATGCAACAGATCGCAGGACGCACACAAAATGAAGCGTATATTAATGCGAAAGGTGGCGATCCCAAGTTCGAGACTTCCATCAATGGACAGACTGAGGTCATCATTATGGATGACTTCGGTAATGATACCGATCGTAGGATTCCTGCAAAGGAGGTCCTGGACACGATCAATGTCACAAGGGAAGTAATTCCTAAGGCAGCTGTCGAAGAAAAGAATCGACACAAATACTCAAATGTAGGAACTATAATAACAACTAATGATCCGAACATTGGCATCAATCAGATTGCCACAATTAATTACGATAGTATTTTACGTCGTTATGGATTGGTTGTTTTCTTGAGTATTAAACCGGAATATTGTGTTGAGGGTAGTGATATCCTCAATCGTCATCATCCAGACTTAAAAGATGGAACTTTGATCCCCGAGATTTATACGGTGGAGATAAAGCGTCCTCTACGAGTTGTCACAGTAAATGGCAATTCACGCATCGAGTATGAAATACTTGATGGATGGAGACTTCCCGGTTTGTGCGATTGCAAATGCTTATTCTTGTTTCTAGATCGTTTCTTGAACCAAGAGTGGGCACGCAATACTGAGCAACACGTTAGCAGGAACAGTCCTGATAAAGTTTGTTCGCATTGCCAACTCGATAACCTTGCCTGTATTTGCAAGGAAGTCGCACACCTTCATGAAGATGAAGATGAACTAAAACCCGAGTCTAAGATACGGAACCAGTACTTTCGCACTGTCGAATGGTTTCATCAAGGACTTGAAGGTGCTAGTAATACTATATCTACCCAGTACTCTATCTGGGATGAGGCCTGCATGCAGCACTTTGATGTTTTGAACCTCGCACTCATGCGTACTTTAATTTGTAAATCCCTTTTCTTTTTAGCGAAGGAGATTTTCGAAGATTTGTATCGCAATGTACTACTGTATATGACTTTATATTTTGCAGTGGTTGTGCCTTGTACTATTTTCAGGCATTTGGAGACATTTTATTTGGGACTGTTCCTTTTGTTCCAATTATGGATCAAAGGTGGAGTTTTTACCCGACATAAGACCTCAATTATTCTTTGCAGTTTTTTATTGTATCATTTTATGGTACGCAGAGAGTTCTTGGGAACTTTGTTGGTTACCCCTTTGATATGTTTCTATCTGAATCTACATCGACGACAATGTCTCATCCGATTGGAACAGGATGCTGCCAATTTGGCACGTTCTGACTTCATTCGGAGTCATTACTATTCGCGCATGTTCTTTTATAGTACTATCTGTGGTTCTGGAGTTCTAGCTCTTTTGATGTTCGCTCTACGCGTAACACAATGGAGTTTTCCTAAAACCAGAGAATCCAAGCGTGATATTGCCAATGAACCATATTTGCCTACTTTCCAAGCCACTAATGTGGATGGTCCTGGCAAGTACCATGTGATTGCTGAACCAGATTGGTCTGCTAAGACATCTGCACCATCAGAGGCCCGTTCTTATATTGGCCGAAAAATGGTGATAGTACGCATCACAGGAAACCACGACTTCTTTCAGGAAGTTCGTGGTATTCCCATGGGATCTGAAATTTTGATTCCTGTGCATGCACTTCCTCCACACGGAAATTTTGATATAGAAATTTGTGCTGATTATTCAAAACGCACGAGTAACTATATAACACGTAATGTACCTCAGAGTGCTTACACTCAGTTACGAGCGCGTGATGGACAATTAGTCGATGCTGCATTGGTAAATGTACCAAACATGCCCACACAACCTGATTTGTCTCGGTATTTTACACGAGGCGTCCAGCCTGTTTCGGGCCCTGCACAAGAGCTTCTCAAAGCATATGATGGTACGTTTAATCTCATTGATGTGAGGCTCAATACGCCAGGTTTCTTTGAACCGGCGTCCTACCCTGTCCCAGGGCGTGGTCAATTTAGTGGTTATCCCCGTTATAGGGTGGAATCCGAGAACACAGAATCAGAATCTGGCATGTGTGGTTCCCCCGTTATTTCAGAGGAATCCAACTGCATTCTAGCCATCCATGTATGTGGCACTGGTAGTTGCAGATGGTATGCTTTACGACTGACTTCCGATATGTTGGAGGCTGCACGTAATAGGTTGGTTCTGGAATCCAAAAGATTCATTTCACATCCTACACCTCCTTCGTTTTCTGTGAAGGCAAATCATCTCGACTTGACATTCGATGATGAACATGAGGTGATGGCAGTCCATGCACTTGGGGAAATGATATCTCCTATTGAGGAGATTGGTGTAGTTTGTCGAGGAGATGAACTGTACGCCGATCGAGCAGAGAAACATTACTTTAAGAACAAGAATCCCAACCTTGTTCCTGCTTTTGGTCCTTGTACTACGCAACCCCCGCAGCATCCTAATGGAATTGCACAGGTGAATAGTACTTTAGAAAAACTCAATGCTCCAAAGTTTGAAGTACCGGTCGAGTTAATTGACAGGGCTGCGGAAGACTATTTGGAGACTTCCCTCGATGGCATTGATTTCAACTTACTTATTAGAGAGTTAAAGTCAGAAAGGGAAGATTTCTTTACAGTTCGTTCTCTTGAAGAAGCCAAAAAAGGAGATGGTACAGGTATCATTCGTGGCATCAATAACAATTCTTCAGCGGGTTGCCTTTATGGTGGCAAGAAACCACGTCATTATGACATGGATGTCCCCGGTGACCCTTTAGAGGAACGTGTTTTGAAGCCGTATATGATGGCTGATATCGAGAAACAGGAACTAGAATGGCGTGCAGGACGGGGTACTTTTGATCCGTTCAAACGTTGTTCGAAAACCAATGAATTGCTTCCCCTACAGAAAGCAGAAGAGAAGACTCGTTCTTTCTATTCTAATGACATGGCATTTTTTCTTAACATGACTCGTGGTATTATACCATTGAAACATGTACTCCGACGAAGCCAAGCACTTAGTGAGTGTTTTGTTGGAGTTTCAGCGCAGAGTCGCGATTGGAAGAAATTACATGGCTTTCTGAGCAAGAATGGAGAATACAAGAATTTTGTGTGTGGTGACTTTTCGGGCTACGACACTCAATTACCAAAAGCACTCTTAGATAAGGCTGCTTGGATTCTTTTGGAGTTAGCTCGACGAGGAGGCATGTCAGAATCTGATCTGCAATTTCTCCGTGGAGCTCTCTCCTCTGTAGTTTCACCAACCTTGTTTTGGGATGGCCATGTACTCAGGATGGCCAACGGTCAACCTTCTGGTGAACCGTTGACCGTCGAAATTAATAGTATTGTCAATAGTCTTTTGATGCGTATGGTGTTTTTCGTAATCATGGATGAAGAATATCCATTGATGTCGAATCCTATCTTTCGAGAATTTGTACGTTTAGCTACATATGGTGATGATAATGCTTTGGGAGTCTCAGATAAGATCCCGAAGTATAACCACACTAATATACAAGCGGTTTTCGCAAGGTGGGGTATTAGATATACCATGGCCGACAAAGAGGCTGATTCTGTACCATATCAGTCTATTGATGATATTTCTTTCTTGAAACGCTCATTTCGTGAACATCCCGATTTGGGCATTGTTGGACCTATCGAGAAAGAATCTATTACCAAATGTTTTTATTATTGGGTTCGTCCCAAGAACACACCATTGACCTTCCAGCAACAATTTTCTGAATTTGTAAAATCTCAGACTCGTGAAGCTTTGCTTCATGGGCCAGAGTATTATGACGAATTTTGTAGCAGTATTAAATTACTACAAGAAGGATCTTTGGAAGATAAGTCCGAATTTCACATCAAGTGGAACGGATACTACCTCCCTCCGTATTCCGAACTTTTGGATGAGGTGAGGTTGGCCTATGAGTAATCATGGGTCAATTATAAACAAAGAAGGAACATCCCGAATCCTTACAAATGAGGGAGTCCAGTGGCAACTGGATACTTATGTAGAGCAACATGCATTTCTCTTCTATTTTATAACGGCCGGGACCTATGGTGGGTCTTTCGGTGACAGATTGAGAGAAAAAGACACGGTACCCTTACCGAGTTCCTTTTTAGGAATTTGTTTTGTCAACTAGCCAGATCAGTTTTAGGAAGGATTGAGTAGTCCTTTCTTACCTAACTTATAATTACTTACTAATAATAATCAAATTAAATCACTTTTATTTTTCGCACAGGCGGTGAGCGCGTGGTACTTTTTAGTACAAGCTTGCCTCCATGTGTTCTGTTGGTTAACAGGTTTAAGGAACCGGACTGCATCTGGCGAAGCACTTCTTGTGCGTCGCCTACTTGCTGAACAGTCCTCAGTTCTTTGCGGAGATTTCTCTAGATTGGATGTTAAATCCATAGGAGAATATGTTTCAACTTTAGAGGACTCTTTATCCTATTTAGAAGAACAAACCTGTAGTCCTTTCCTTCCGTTGCGTGAGAAAAATGCACAATTAGCTGCTAAAGGTAGAGAAACCTTAGCACGTGTGCAACTGCAACGACGGGAAAAAATAATCCGCCGTCAACCATTCGCATTCATTATTGCTGGACCTCCTGGTTGTGGCAAAAGTTTCGCTGCGATGCGACTTGCCACGGACCTGTATAGGTCCATCCATGGTAAATGGTCCTCTGATGAATTGATAGTTTTGAACGAAGGAGATGATTTTCAATCTGAATTTCGCTCAACTCACAAGATTGTCGTTTTTGACGATCTTGGAGCTACACGTGTGAGTGTTGTTTCGCATGATCCTTTTCGTAAGGTCATTGACTTTGTAAACAATATCCCACGTACTGCTCTCAATCCCCATCTGGATTTAAAAGGAAATGTTTGGATAAACCCCGAGATTGTGGTAGCAACTACTAACATGAACGTACCCTTTGTACGTAAACAGTACGCCAATACTGATTCTATTACATGTGTAGATGCTATAAACCGTCGCTTTCCATTAATGATTATTCAGGAAGATTACGGGAAATTCCATTTGAAGGATCCTTTGATGTCCGATAAGTGTGAAGATTTTTCTGCTACATTTCAGAGAAATGCGATTGCATATGATGAACTTTTGGCAATTGCCTTGAAGATGTATCGTGAGCACTATGGTGCTCAAGAGGAATTTGTCAGTATGGTAGAAAATCAATTGCAAATGGAGTCTGGGGCTGGATCTATGCTTACATTTTCCGCTATTGTGGCCTTACAGGCCGCATTGCGGTTCTATGTTAGCAGTCTTGCTTTCCGACAACATATTTCTGAAGCGTCGTTTTTAAGTACTATTCGTCGTTTCATTGCTTTAGATTTGCAATCTCTGAAGTGTTCTGCTCGCCAGGGTTTGGTTAACTACTTGCGTTTGAATGCCAATTTATCTGGTCCAGAGATAACACATTTGTTGACTGATATTCAGAAATCAACAAATTTAGCAGCCACCGCCATGGCTGTTTTACTCCATGCACGTAGCATTACTTCGTTAGTCGAAGCTATTGAGGTTGCGATTCCTATAGTTTCAAATTGTATGTTACGTAGAGCACGTTCTATTGCTTTGCCTTATTATTATACTTCATTGATATATGATGTGGCAACCGTAGCCCTTCCTGCTATATTAGGAAAGTACTGGGAAAATGTCGTTGATGAGATCAGAGACAAAGATCCCGGTTTTGGCACCAATCAACCCATAGACAACACGTCTGACGTGAAGAAATTGGGAACCTATTTTGGTGATAAATATCGCCATTATTATGGAAGATTGGAGGAGTACCACACGAAATTGAAGTCTCGACTATATGCACTGTTGCAGAAGCCTGAGCTTGTTCCTGAAGGAAGGAAACATGCAAAAAGTTTTCCAGCACAGTGTATTGAATCGGGGAAACTAATTAAGTGCAAAGTAAGTCGTGCCCATAAAGGACCATTTGAGCCCGATGCTGTTGGATCAGCTATAAAAATCTATGCTTCTTTGGCAGCATACAAAAGCCATGAGCTATCTTTTCGTGAATTTATGATCGATGCAGGGGCTATGACGAGAGGAAACTATAGTTTTCTCTACGGCATGAACATCCTGCATAATTATTTCACGTTCGGACCTTATTTCCTGGTATATCGCGAGGATGCAAACATTTTATATGTTTTGCGTACTGTGAATATCAAGTTGAAGTTTAATCTAAATGAGATGTATACTTTTGCCAACATTGTGAATACAGTGGGGGCGACTAGTGTCATCTTTATTGGAAGGGCTGGATCACGATTAGTTACAGCACCCTTGTTTGGTGACAGTCCAGTCGAAACCTTACAAGAAGACATTGAAGAGATATTTTCTCACGATTTTATGGTAAAATCGCTCATCAATGTAAATGGTAGTAAGCCAACTACCATCAAAGCCCATCTGTGTGCCATACAGATGGGAAATCTTAATCGAGATGATCTTGAATCAAAGAAGCCAACACCTGTTGGATCTAAGACCAAGAAGAAATCATCAATTCTCCCTCCCGCGCCGGGGGAGATAGGTTAAGGTGACAGTCACTGACTGGAGCTAGGATATTACAAGAGATTTTTTGTATTCATATGCTGGTTCCATCAGGGACCAATGTGTGAAGAAATTTTTTACTCATTGTAAGACGCCTAGTTTTAAAAGTTTGTGATTCGTAAGGGTGGCCTCGGCCGCCAAGGATTGCTTTTCCAAAA